ATTGGCGGTGCAAGTGCTAGTCAGCATGTGAAAGGTAAAGCATGTGACACATATAGTAAAGCCGGTTGTGATTTACTTGCAAAGATATATGAATTATTAGGTGCGAATGGGATTGGGTATTATACCTATAGTCCGTTTGTTCACGTTGATTGCAGGGATTCAAAGTATTGGTGGAAGATGACTACAGCTGGTGGAAGTTATATTTCACAAAGTACATTTTGTGGTAAGACAATTATCAAAAATGTACAGGCAATTCTTAATTCAGCTTACACAAGTACTAAAAACAGTAATTATAATTGTGGCACAGCAGATGGAATAATTGGAACTAAAACTAAAGCAGCATTCAATTATTTTTGTTTAAATGCTAATGATAGTTGGAGAAACAAAATGCTTACAGCATTAAAGGGTTAAATAGATATAGGAGGACAGGTACATGACAAATTATTTAACATATGGAAGTACAGATAGTACGGATGATTCGTCACCTGTCCTTATGTATTTAGACTATTCTGAATACCAAGAACTAGGTGGGACTTTAGATGAAGCTACTTTCAATGATTTGGAATTTACGGCTGAAGTACTAATAAATTTACGGACATTTAATAGATTACGAAAGGAGAAATCCCCTAATACAGCAATTAAAAGGTGTGTTTATGCGTTGATTAAAGCTATCTATTTAAAGCAAAACGCACTAGTTCTTGGTCAATCAGATAGTGAAAATTCTACTCCAATTGCTAGTCAATCTAATGATGGTGTCAGTATAAGCTACAATGTGTTATCAGCTTCTGAAGTATTAGAATTAATGGATAAAGAAGTTGATAGGATTATCACACAATATTTAAGTAATGAAAGAAATAGTATAGGACAAAGATTACTTTATAGGGGGTTGTACCCTAATGAGTAATTACCCTATATGGTGGGACACCACACTAACCATTTACAATAAATTTGAAGATAGTCAAACACAATTAGTCAAGTGGTATAAAACCACAATAGATAAATGTTTTTGGAAATATGTGGGTAATAAAGTCACTGTAGGTACTACAGTACTTGAAACCAATGATATTATTTGTAGGATACCTAAGCAATCTAATTTTCTTGAAAAGGGTGATTGGATTAATATTCCCAATGATGAAATGTCAAATTATTTTACATTAAGTGGTGGGGATATTATTGTTAAAGGAAATGTTGATGATGAAATTAATGAATATAAAACTGGTAAGAGGTCAACAGATTTAATTGCAAAATACAAGAAATTACAAGGTTGCATGGAAATTGAAGAAGTTGCAATAAATGCGGGCTTAGGTAGGTGTAATGAACATTACTATGTGAAAGGCATATAAAATGGATATAATAACAACTGATATTAGCATTAACGAAAAAGCACTAGATTATAAAATAGATAACATTATAACTGATGATGTAATGCTGGAAATTCATAACTTATTTGCTAAAACAATAGATCCTTGGACTCCTTTTTTTGAAGGCCCATTATCGCAGACAGTAGAAATTACACCAAACTATATACGATATATTCAACCCTATTCTCATTATCAATATGTAGGCACTAATTTTAAGCATACTACAGAATATCATCCTTTAGCTACAGCATATTGGGATAGGGCAGCTATGCAAACACAATTACCACTATTTGAAAAGCAGGTAACTGATATATTAAAACGGAGGGCAAAAGAATTATATGGATAAAAATCAAGCTATCATAGATTATTTAATTCAATGTCCCCAAATTGCTAATAATCCTTTATTTTTTAACTTCGCTGAAAGTGATGATAATAATAAACAGATTGTTACAATTGCCAATGATAAAGCCATTAATAAAAAATTTATAGATGGCAGTGAACTGAAAAGATATAGTTTCACAATTATTGACTATCGGTCGATAATATATCAAGCAATTGTAAAACAAGAAGGATATCCCAATGAAAACGTAGAAGAAATGTTTGACGTACAAGGCATTATAGATTGGGTAACGACTCAGGAAGAAATTAGAAATTATCCTGATTTTGGAAATGATTGTGTTATAGAGCAGATACAAGCATTGACTGATAATCCTAATCTAAATGGCATTGACACAAGCAAGAAGCCTACGGTTGCAAAATATAGTGTTACAATACAAGTTGAATATTTAGATAAATCTAAAATGATTTGGAACTAATTTTTTGAAAGGAGTTAAATATGGCAACAAGTACAGATATTAATTTAAATGATGGTCAGAGGGCAGCCAGAAAGCTGTTAATTACAGTAGCTGAATGGGGTGACTCTAAGTCGCCATCAAGAGAAATACTTGGAACTCGTACAGAAGATTCAAGTATTGAATTTAATGCTGATATCGAAACATCTACAGATATTTTAGGTGTTACATATACAGACGTTAATAAGACCGAACCTCAGCAGGACTTCGACCCATTCTATGTATTGGGTGGCTCGAAACTTTCAGCTTATCTTGCTCAGGCTGCATTGAAGAACAATATAGACGCATACAATAATGTGTTTACAGTTTACATTATTACAGCATTTATAGGTTCTAGTGGTGCTTATGAGGCTGTTAAGCATACTGGATGTTCTATTATTCCTACTTCCATGGGCGGAGATAGCTACATCTCAATGCCAATTGAAGTACATTATAGCAATAATATTACAACTGGTACAGTAGATAAGTTAAGTGATGATTTTGTATTCACAGCTGACGCATCTGTATAATTAAAATATTAGGAGGAATTTGAAAATGAGTGCAAATGATGTAATTGATATTTCTTTGAATTTAGCTACAAAGAAGAAATTTAGAATTAATGGTGATAACGATAAGATATTGGAATTGGATATATCTGATTTTAATATTATTACAAGATTTAATGATTCATACCCACAGTTAGTGGAGCTTGACAATAAAATTGTTGAACTTGGTAAATCCTCAGACGAAGAAACTAACATGGAAGAATTTAGTGCTAAGTTTAAAGAAATTGATACTGAAATGAGAAAACTAATTGATACAATATTTGATACAAACGTATCGGAGGTTTGTGTGTCGGAGGGTAGCATGTATGACATCGTAGATGGTGAATTAAGATATGAACATATCCTTACACAGCTTATTCAGTTATATGAAACAAATATTAATTCAGAACTTGAAAAGCGAAGAGCTAATGTACAAAAGCATACAGATAAATATGCAAAGGCACGTAAGGGGTAATGGAATATGTACGAATTGCCGATAGAATATTCAATCGGTGAAACAATTTATAATATAACCAATAAAGGCGATTATCGTATGGTTCTGGACTGCTTTAAAGTCTTAGATGATACCTCAATGGATAGGCAGGATAGGATTCTATCTTGCCTATTTATTTTTTATAATAATTTCACACGATTAGAAGATATTGCAAAACTAGACGAAAATACAATAACTGAATTGATAACCTATATGTTTAATTTCATGAATTGTGGCGATGATAATAATTCACAAGGTTTACAATCTAACCATAAATTAATTGATTGGGAAAAAGACAGCACATTGATATGTTCAGCAGTTAATAAGGTTGCACAAACAGAAATAAGAAGTGTGCCATATATTCATTGGTGGACTTTTATGGGATATTATTTAGCTATTGGAGAATGTTCATTTTCAGAGATTGTGTCAATTAGAAGTAAAATTGCAAAAGGACAGAAACTTGAAAAATATGAACAGAAATTTAAAAGAGAAAATCCACAATATTTTAGTTGGGATTTCAGGGCAACATTACAGGATAATGAAGCTAATGAATATATTAAAAGTATATGGAATAAAACGTGAAAGTGAGGTGATTAAGCATGGAGTCAGTAGATGGTGATATAAGGTTAAATGTCGGAATAAATAGCAAAAAAGCTACAACCGATTTAAGAAATGAAATTAAAGCTATTTCTGATATAATTCAAAAAACATCCGGTACTGCTAACAGAACACTTAAAAGTGTGTCCTCCGATATTAACAAAACAGTAGACAATATGAATAAGTTAGCTACACAGATTGATGAATTGAATTCTAAAATGAAAGCACTGGAAAATGTAAAATTACCTACAGATGAATATAAAGAAGTGGCAGATTTTATAAAAAAATCTGAAACTGAATTAAATAAATTGTTAGATAAACAGGCTGAAATGGTAGCTACAGGTAATACAAGTGGTAAATCTTGGGATACAATACAATACAAAATTGACGAAGCCAAAAATACAATAACATATGCTAGAGGTGAATTACAACAACTTGTAGATACTGGTAAAGCGTTTGTACTAGGTAAAGATACACAAGAATACACCGACATGGCAAATGAAGCTGAAAGACTCTCTGGAATATATAATCAACAAGAGCAGCAATTATATTTGTTATCAGATGAATATGATGCCATAAGTAGTGCAGCTAGTAATAGCACATCTGCAATAGAATCAGGAGCATCTCGCAATAAATCTACTTTAAAAGCTATTAAAAGCGGATTAGCAAGTATTGTATCCATGCTAGGTAGAATAGGTAAAAAATTCATATCTGCATTTAATAAGAAACCATTAGAAAGCACTAACAAATCTATAACTAAATTAGTTAGAAATTTATTGAAATATACATTAGGTATACGGTCATTATATGTATTATTCAATAAATTAAAATCGGCAGGTAAAGAAGCATTAACTACAATGGCAACGGAATTTGATGATGTTAATAAAGATATATCAGCTATAGTATCGTCATTTACTACTTTGAAAAATAGTATAGGTACTTTAGTACAACCTTTAGTCAGCGCACTTGCTCCAGCATTGACAACTATAATGGATGCAGCCACTAAAGCAAGCGAAGCTGTTGCTACATTTTTTGCTACACTTACAGGACAGAATTATATTTATAAAGCAACAAAAGCTAATATAGATTATGCTGCAAGTCAAGATAGTGTATCAAATAGCACTAAAGAATCTAACAAGCAATTAGGCGCATATGATGATTTACAAGTAATTAGCAAAAATGATACAAGTAGTAGTGCTAGTGGTACTGGTAGTGATAGTGGAAGTAGCTTTGAGAAAGTGGCAATTTCTACGGATTTACAAGATGGTATTGCTAATATGATTGCTAATATTAAATCAATGTGGGAACAAGCAGATTTTACAGATTTAGGTGCGACAATCGGTAGTAAGATAAATACAGCTTTATCTAATATACCTTGGACAGATATTCAGACTACTGTAAATAAAGTAGCACAAAGTATAACAACATTATTAAATGGATTGTTAGATGGCACAGACTTTAAATTACTTGGAAGTACTTTAGGTCAGGGAATTAATACTGCACTTGGATTTATTACAACTACTGTTAATACATTTAAATGGGGTACTTTAGGAAGTAAAATGGCTGATTATGTTAATGGGTTATTTAGCACAATAAAGTGGAGTGAAATTGGAAGTACGTTTGCTAATAGCTTTAATGGTATATTTACCACGATTCAAAAGTTTGCCATAAATACTGATTGGAGTGCAATGGCTACTGACATTACTACTTCAATAAATACATTTTTAAGTACGATTGATTTAGGTGCTGCTGCACAATCACTTTCAAGTATGCTCGTCGGATTATTGGATTTAGTAGCCACTACACTTGAAACATTGGACTGGCAGCAGTTAGCTTATGATGTGATGGATTTTATAACAGGCATTGATTATAGTGGTATATTCTCGGCATTTTGTGAAGGACTAGGGGCTGCGTTTGGTGGAATTGCTGCATTTCTATTTACAATTGTAGGGGAGGCAATTACAAGCATCGGTGACTATTTCAGTGAAAGTATAGACGAAGCTGGTGGAAACATTGCAGAGGGTATATTGTGTGGTATTTGTAATGCACTTGTAGGGCTTGGAAATTGGATATTAGATAATATATTGTTCCCATTCATTGATGGATTTGCTGAAGCTATGGGAATTAGTGATTTACTTGAAACTGGTGCCAATTTCATAGCAGGATTACTTGAAGGTATTGTAGGGGGTTTAAAAAATATTGGTACTTGGATTAAGGAAAATATATTTAACCCTATAGTAAATTGGTTTAAAGATTTATTTGGTATTCATTCTCCGTCCACTGTATTTGCTGAATTTGGTGGGTACATGATGGAAGGTCTAAAAAATGGTGTTAATAATGCCATCGAAGCTGTTAAAAAAGTAGTTACTAAAGTATGGACTACTATAAAAGGTGTATTCAGCACAGTTAAGACATGGTTTACTAATTTGTTCAAAGGTGCATGGAATGGAATTAAAACAGCATTCAGTTCTGTAAAGACATTCTTTAGTGGAATTTGGACTAAAATTAAAGCTTGTTTCAGTGCTGTTAAAACATGGTTTAGTAGCTTATTTAGTGGTGCATGGGAAAAGATTAAAAACGCATTTAGTAGTGTTAAATCATTTTTCAGTGGGATTTGGACTAAAATTAAAGGAGTATTTAGTAGTGTCGGAACATGGTTCAAAGAAAAGTTCACTGGTGCATGGGATAAGATTAAAGAAGTATTTAGTCTAGATAATGTTAAGCAATTCTTTTCAGATGTGTGGGAAGGTGTAAAAGGTTGCTTTGGTAAAGTATCAAGTTGGTTTAGTGAAACCTTTGCAGGTGCATGGCAAGGAATTAAAGACATATTTAGTAAGGGTGGTGAAGTATTTAGTGGTATCGTAGATGGTGTTGCAGACACATTCAAAAGTGTAGTAAATACTTTAATTGATGGTATCAATGCTGTCATTAAAACACCTTTTACTAAAATAAATGGTATGTTAAATACTATCCATGATGTAAGCATTGCTGGATTTCAACCGTTTAGTGGATTGTGGAGTAAAGACCCATTACCTATACCACAAATACCTAAATTGGCAGAGGGTGCAGTACTACCAGCTAATAAACCATTCTTAGCCATGTTAGGTGACCAGAAGAACGGAACAAACGTAGAAACACCTTTAGCTACAATGATTGAAGCATTTAATACAGCACTTGACAGTAGGGCTAGTTCAAGTGGGGATATTCCACAGACAATACAGCTGGTACTAGATATGACAGGTGTTAAATTACTTGCAGAGTGTATATGGGATGAACAAGAAAAGAAATATAAGCAGACTAATTCAAGGGAATCTCGTGTCACTAGATTTACATAGAAAGGACTATAAAATATGGCGACAAACTGGAAAGGGTATTATATTAAAACTGTTAAAACTGGTTTAATATTTCCCATGAAATATATTAAAGAAAAGTCATATTCAGCTACACCTAATCAACGTGAGGAATTAGAGGCATATCGTGACGATAACACACGAAACTTAACTAGGGTAACAGCTGACGGAATGAAAAGTACATTTTTATTCAATACTAGACCATTATGGCTAGAAGATGTAATTGAAATTCAAAAATTTTTTACTGATGCAGAAGTTGACGCAAAGCAAAGAAAAATACAATTAGTATACTGGAATGATGAAACGTATTCATACAAAACTGGCTACTTTTATAGACCTAACATGGATTTTAAACAGCTATATGCTACAGAAAAAAGTATTAAGTATGACAGCCTGGAATTAAAATTTGTTGAATACTAGGAGGAATTATGGCTAGAACAACCGCAATTAAAATTGGCAATACAATTTATACAGAGGGTATATCTAGTGGTACTTTAGTACTATCAGAAATGATTGCTGATAGTACTATCGTACTAGGCAAATACATTGCCAATATGTTTGAAGTCAAATTATATGGTACTGGTGACGTTACAGGACAATCAATAGAAGTATCACAAGAATTAGATGATGGAAGTATTAATCAATTATTCAAAGGTACTATATTAAGTTCTACATTAGATGATAATGGGTATTACAGACAAATTACTGCTTACGATGATTTGTATTTTATTTCCACAAAAGATATTTCAAGCTGGTGGACTTCCTTTTGGGAAAATAAAACATCAAGTACATTAATTGATTTAAGACAATCCTTATTGCTATATGTAGGAATTACAGAAGCAATAAATAGTGACTATTTAACACATAATGGGGATACATTATTATATAATGATAACAGCCTTATCTACAATTATATTCCTAAATTATTGCATGATAATTTAGTAGTAAATAATACAGTAGATATTACACAGATGGCATTTTCAGAAATGTTAGAAATGATATGTGAATTGCAAGGTGTGATACCTAACATGAATAGGTATGGTAGACTTGAATATATTACATTGAATAATTCCAATGTAGTTAGTATTGACGACAATTATCAAACTGGCTCAAGCACTTTTGAAGATTTTACTACCCCAGTTTATAATGGAATACAATTATTAGACGCAGGTGGAAATGTGTGTTGCTCAATAGGTGACAGTAATACATATACATGTACAACAAATATATTTATTATTAATAAAACAGCTAGTGAATATAATGAAATTGGAAATGCTTTATTAAATGTAATTAAAAATATTACTTACAGACCTTGTGATATCGCCTTAATTACAACAGATTATAGTTTGACTTTAGGTACATATATAGGTACAAGCAAGGGCAAGTCATTCGTATTAGATAATGAATTTAGGGGTATTCAATTTATTGAACATAGCATTAAATGTAATGGTGAAAGCACAATTGCAGAGACTACTGGAAGTTTCAATACTGAATATGCTGTTACAGATGGTAAGATTGCTAGTATTACAACTGATATTGATGGGTTGCACGTTGACTTAGAAGATTTGGCAGAAAATACAACTAATAAATTTGAAGTAACTACACAAGGACTTGAAGCTGAAATTGCAAGGGCAACGGAGGCAGAGGGAGATTTAAAAACAGCTATTTCAGTTTCAGCTGAAGGGGTTAAATTAGAAATTTCTAAAGAATATGCAACACAAACAGATTTAGCGAACGCAATTGAAAATTTACAAAATCAAATAGATGGTAGTATTGAAACCTTTACAGGTGATGAAGAACCTACACTTGAAAATTACCCAGCTAATACATGGAATGAAAGTGAATATGCTTCGCACGTAGGTGACTTGTATACAGGAAGTTCTACGAGTAACATTTCAGGCTATTGGTATAGATTTGAATATGATAACGATAGTGATACATATAGTTGGCAATTAATAACAGATAGCGAAATCACACAAGCTATTCAAACAGCGAATGAGGCATTGAGTACTGCAAATAGTTTAGCTAACACACTTGCAAATGATTATAGCACTACAATTGACATGGAGAAATATGTTGATGATACAGCTGATGAAACACTTAAACAAGCCAGTAGTGATACAGAATCACAGATTAGTGAAGCCGTAACAAATGTTACAAACGATATTACAACGGACATCACTACTAGACTAAAGTCATATTCTACAACAGAAGAAACAAAGGCAGAAATAACAGCTTCTACTGAAAATGTTAAATCTGAAATTAGTAAATCATATGCTACAAAAGTGGAATTGAATACAGCTACAATAACTGCTAGTGATGACGCAACTACAAAAGCAAATAATGCATTGACCAGTGCTAAATCATATACAGATAGTGCAAGTGAAACAACATTAACCAGTGCATATAATTATACTACAAGTGAAGTATCAGAAGCCTTAAATAGTGCTAATACATATACAGACAGTGTATCTTCTAACACATTAACGAGTGCTAATAATTATACTGACGGTAAGGCAAGTGATACATTAAGTAGTGCCAATGCGTATACAGATAGTACAGCTACTACTACATTGAATAGTGCTAATAATTATGTTGTGTCACAGCTAAAATCATATAGTACTACAACTGAAATGAATAGTGCGATTGAACAGACGGCTGAAAGTTTGAAATCTGAAATTAGTCAAACATATACCACTCAGGCCGAATTTGAAAAAGTGATTGATAGCACTAGCAAAACACTCGAAGCAGATATTACAAATGCACTTAAAAATGCTAATACAGACACGTTGCCTATATTGACAGATTATAGCACTACTAAAGAAATTAATAGTCAATTTGAACAGACAACTGAAAGTATTAATGCAGTAATTTCAAGTGTTGATGAAACAAATGTAAGTATTACAAATTTATCTAAAACAGTTAATGACAATTTAGAATATATTGAAGAAACATATTCTACAAAAGAAGAAGTAACTAGTGCTTTAACTATAGCCACAGATAACATTAAATCCGAAGTTAGTAAGACTTATACTACGCAAGAAGAATTTAATGGTATGACTATAGGTGCGAGGAATTTAATATTAAACAGTAAAGATTTATCATGTATACAAAACACATTTTTTAGTGCATATATTGTGTACAATAGTAATAATTTGTTGTATAATAGTAATATATTAGTAAAATAAAGGAGTTATAATTTTATGGCGAATATTGAAATTAAAACAGTAATTGATGATATTTTAAGTAGTTCTACTAAAGTCACCACATTACAATCAAATGTTGCAACTAATACTACTAATATTGCTAATAATACTAGTAAAATT